CGAGCACGGCTTCTCGATGACGTTCGCCTCCTGCGATTCCTACCAGAGCGCTGACACGTTGCAGCAGTTCCGAGGCCGGGGCATCAAGGCCGACGTCCAGTCGATCGATAAGACGATGATCCCCTACGACCTCGTGAAGACGGCGCTCTACGAGGGGCGACTGCGGCTTCAGCCGAACTCATGGCTTGTGCTCGAGCTTCAGCAACTCATGAAGGTGCCGAAGCCACGGGCGAAGGGCTACAAGATCGATCACCCTCGAATCGGCAAGGATGGCAACCCCGGAACCAAGGACGTTGCTGACGGCCTCGCTGGCGTGGTGTACTCTCTGACTCAGAAGGAGCCGGGGAGGCCGATACCGATGACGACCTCGGCACCTGCACCCACAGCAGAGGAGGTCAACGACCACTCGTGGGTCACTGAGGGGCGTCAGATGGTCAAGACCGAGAAGCCTCAAACGATGAGGCCGACTCCAAGGCAGAACCGAGGCATGGGCGGTGAATCCCTGCCGTTCGTGAGGGGATAGATGGCGCGTCGCCGACTGCTCGAGGGGTTCAGCCAGAAAGTCGTCGGCGGGGTCCGTCAGTTCTTCGCCAGGGCTCCCGAGCAGCAAGCCGTCGAGCTCCGTCGTGGGGGCATCCCCATGACGTCGAAGGCGGGGCTCTCCTACAACCTCGTCAGCCAGTTTGGCTACGACACCCTCGCCGCACACCTCTACATCGACCAGGACCTTCAGCTTCGCTACGGCGACTACGAGGAGATGGACGACTACCCGGAGATCGGATGTCTCGAGGGGTCGTGCATGGTCTTCACCCTCGAGTGGGGGTGGAGGCGCATCGACGAACTCGCTGACCATGGCGGATCGTTCCACGTCATCTCCTACGACCGCAAGCGGAAGTCACTCGTGCCGGCGAAGGCCACCAAGGCGATGATCAGTGCTCACGAGGGGCACGGTAAGGCCATGGTGCGCGTGACGCTCGACAACGGCACGCAGGTCGTTTGCACGAGCGATCACCCCTTCATGACCAAGAGCGGCGAGTGGGTCGAGGCAGGAGACCTCAAGCCGACGATGCGCCTCATGCCTGGTGTGTTGCGCCTCGGGTGCCTTGGTGGCTCGAGCGATGACACCTATTGGCAGGTGCATCAGCCGAATTCCGACTCGGAGGTGCGGTCGGTCGACGGGAAGCGGTGGGTGTGGCTTCATCGGCTCGTCGCCGAGGAGATGCTCGGGGTTGAGCGCGGTGGCGGCGATGTCGTTCATCACGAGAACGAGAATCCCCTTGACAACTCTCCAGGCAACCTCTCCGTCGAAACCAACGCCTCGCACGCTGGGCACCACATCGCAGGGCTCGACAACAGCGAGTTCCTGCCAGAGTGGACCGAGGAGCGGCGGGCGGAACACGCCGAGAGGATGCGCGGCAACACCTTCAGCCGTGGGTGCCATCGCTCCGACGAGCACAAGCAGGCGATCTCAGAGGCGAACAAGGGGAAGGCCAAGAGCGAGGAGCATCGGTGCAAGATCGGGTTGTCGCAGCCGAATCGGATCAATCTCTCCCGTGAAGAGGTTGAGGCGGCGCTGAACCAAGGAGGCTCGGTTGCAGAGGCGGCTCGAATCCTCGGGGTGTCGTGGAGTACGGCGAAGCGCAACGCGGAGCGGCATGACCTCTTGGTGGACGGTAGCAACCATCGCGTGCTGCGTGTCGAGGTGGTCGACGAGAGGCCGACGGTCTACGACCTTCACGTTCCAGGCTTCCACAACTTCATCTGCGACGGCGTCGTGGTCCACAACACGGGGCTCGACATCTACGCCGACGACTCGACGTCGCCTGAACTCGACCGTGAGCAAGCCATCTGGGCGACCTCGAAGGATCGCGCCATCGAGAAGGACCTCAACAACATGCTCCACAAGCGTCTCGGCATCGAGAACGACGTGTGGGGCGTCTCGAGGACCCTCTGCAAGTACGGCAACGTCTTCGGCGAGCTCCTGCTTGGCGACGGCGGGCTTGTGGGCATCAACTTCCTGCCCCCTCCGACGGTGCGACGTGTCGAAGACCCTCGTGGGAACCTCCTCGGCTTCATGCAGGACGTTCACGGGCGCTTCAACATCTCGATCGAGGACTTCTACCAACTCGCGGCCCAGCGGAACCAGACGCAAGGCGCAGCGCGGCCCCCTGGCGTGCTCTCGGTCTTCGAGGAGTGGGAGGTCGTTCACTGGCGGCTGCGTGGGAAGCACCTGCGGAGCATCTACGGTCACGGCGTCATCGAGCCCGCGCGTTGGATTTGGAAGCGCCTCTCGTTGCTCGAGGATGCGATCCTCATCTACAAACTCGAGCGAGCTCCGAGCCGCTACGCCTTCTACATCGACGTCGGGCAGATGGACATGGAGCGCGGGCTGGCCTACGTCAACCGCGTGAAGAACTCCTTTACTCGCAAGAAGTTCGTCAACCCGAACACTGGCGACCTCGACATGAGGTACAACCCGCTGGCCATGGATGAGGACTTCTTTGTCCCCGTCCGTGACGGCAAGCGCTCCACCGAAATCGACGTGCTCCAGGGGCCTGACTACTCCGAGGTCGAGACTCTCGAGTACCATCGCGACAAACTCGTCTCTGCGCTGAAGATTCCGAAGACCTACATGGGCTACGGTGGCGAGCCGACGCGCACGGCGCTCTCGGGCGAGGACATCCGTTTCGCTCGCACGGTGATGAGGATTCAGCGGGTGCTGCGTGCTGGCTTCCGCCAGGCGTCGCGTGTTCATCTCATCGCCAAGGGCAAGCAACCTGATCGCATCGACTACGACATCCGCATGAACGTGCCCTCGCAGATCCTCGAGCTTGCTCGAATGGAGGTCATGAGTGCGAAGGCTGACCTCGCCTCCCGTATGAAGGAAGACGTCGGGAGCCAATGGGTGCTCGAGCACATCTACAACTTCAGCGAGGGCGAGGCCCGTGAGCTCATGCAGGCTCGCGACAAGGAAGCCCTCGACCGAGGCAAGATCGACGCCAAGGTCGAGCGGATGCGGATGGGTGAGAGTGTGGACGAGAAGGGCAAACCGATTGCCCTTTCAGAGACAGAGGTGCTCGAGCGTCGCATCAGTAGCTTGGTGACGGCGGTCGAGAGGGGCGATTGGCGTCATGAGTTCGAGGGGCAGGTCAGGTCGTCGAATGCGCGGCTCGAGGAAAAACTCGACCGTGTGCTGCGGCAGAATCCGAGTGTCGGGAGGCGCCTCACGCGCCTTGACGGCTTGCTTCGAGACGTGCGCCATTCCATGAGGGCTGGGCAGTCTGCGGCTGCTCCCCTATGAACACGGTGACTTGACACCGTTGCCGTGATAGCCGTAGGGTTTGCTCGAAGGGCAAACTCGCACACTTCGGGCGCATAAATGAAGCACAACGAGAAACTCGTGGACTCCACCGTGGTCGACCGACTGACCGAGGGCAGCTTCGAGGCCCAGATCGAGCGGGTGGAGCAGGCGGTCGCGAACAGCCTCCACCTCTTCAACGCTGAAGAGGGCGGGCTCCACTCGTGGACCTATCCGAACCACGTCGTCGTGGTGAACGAGCACGCCGAGTTCTTCCGAGCCGAGTACACCATCGGCGATGACGGCGAGGTCGAACTCGGCAACGTCGAGCGTGTTGAGGTCCCCGTCAAGGAGGCCAAGCACCTCGGAAGTGAGGCGCGGGGCCTCGCCGACGACATCGTGGGTGCCGTGTTCGACGGCGACGACGACCGAGCCGAGGAGAGTTTCCAGGAGCTCTTCAACATGGTCGCCAACGGCGTGCGCATCACTGCCGAGAGCGTCGAGGACGACTTCACGGCCCTCGAGATCTCTGAGAGCGCCTGGATGCGTGCCGTGGACGACAACGCGGTCACCATGCGTGCCTTCATCGGTGCCGCTGCCAACCGTGACATGCCCAAGCCGAGATTCGAGGCGATGCTCGCCGCCGACGAGCTCAGCGAGGCCGACTCGAGCCGCTACCGAAAGGTGGTCGGCGAGGGGCTGCGGCGGCTCCGGACCACGCTCGAAGACCTCAACGCCAGCATCGCGCTGGCTCGCACCATCGACGAGGGGTACACCCTCCGTGATGGCGACGAGATGGCGGCTTCTCACTTCATCGAGTTCGCTGGGCAACTCGGCGACGATCTTGATGCTATGATGGGCGTCGTGGAGAACGCCATCGCGGTCGCTGGGGACGGAGACCTCAAGTCGCTCGCTCGCACCCACGATGGGGTGGCCGAGCTCATGGGCGACGCTGGACTCGCGGCAGCGTTCGCGGAGAAGTTCAGCACCAAGTTCACGGCGCCAGAGGCGGCGTAGGGAGGTCAGGATGTTCCCGAATCGCGATCCCAAGAAGATTCGACCCCTTGAAGAAGAGATGGCCGACGTCGGGCTCAACCCCGAGCGGACCATCAGCGCCATGGAGCGTGGCTTCGGGATGCTCGTGCAGGGCTCGCTGCCCCCCGACGCCAGCGGTCTGAAGGCTGAAGAGGGCAAGGCCGTGAAGCGCTCGATCCATCAAGTCGGGCAGGAGCTTCGCGAGGAGATGGCCCTCGCCACGGAGGACACCGACGAGCCGGCTCCCGTCGAGGAGCCCAGCGCGGTCGAGCAGGTCGTGACGTCGGTGCTCGAGGGCGAGGATGCCCCCGAAGGCATCTACGTCTCCGAAGAAGAACTCGAGGAGGCGTTCAAGGTCATCCGCAAGATGATCAAGACCGCTGGCGAGAAGATGCAGGCGAAGCGGGCCTACCGGAAGGTGCGCTCGAAGGCGCGGAAGTACGCCAAGCAGTATTACAAGCGCTTCAAGCGGAAGATCTCCAAGGGCCGCAAGCGCCTCCGCAAGCGCTTCGGTGGTGAGGCGGGGCTCAAGAAGGCCCGCGCTGGCGGCAAGAAGCGCATCTCGAGCAAGATGAGCGGCCTCGACATCATCTCGAACCTGCGCGAAGAACTCGAGCAGGCGGAAACTGGGATGGACGAGGCGGCTACGCCTCCCCGCAATGTGTGGCAAGCCCTTTCGAGTCTCTACGTTTCCACGAAGGGTGGCGGTTCGATGGCCATCGGGCGCCTGATGCCGCAGAAACTCGTCGACGAACTCGTGAAAAGGAAAATGGCCCGCTACGTGGGCAAGAACAAGAGTCGGGTTGCCATCACTTTCGAGGGTGAGCTTGCGCATGAGGACATGGTGCGTGAGAGGTCGGAGCACATCGACGATCTGCCCGTCACTCCTTACGAGGAGTCGGCGATCAAGGCTGGCCTCCTGCTCATGTACCTCGGGGAGTGTTTCGAGGAGGTCGACATCGACTCCGCGGCCGCCATGTTCGACCTCTCCGACGGCGCCGCCGACCTCGCCGAAGAGCTCATGGGCGTCGAGGTCGTCGACGAGGAGACCGAGCAGCGCCTCGAGTCGCTGTTTCTCGCCACGGCGCGCTGCATGAAGGCCCACTACGAGGTGGGTGCTCCGATGGCGATGGACGTCATCGAGGCGGTCGAGGTGGTCGGAGACTTCATCGCCGAGAACGACTTTGGCGACGACGACGTCATCACCGAGGCCGATGAGAGTCGCTTCGAGAAGCTGTCGGGCGAGCTCCGTGCCAAGGGTGCGAAGGACCCCGATGCCTTGGCGGCGTGGATCGGTCGGAAGAAGTACGGCAAGGAGAAGTTCGCCAAGATGGCGGCACGGGGCCATGGGGAAGACGTCGATGACGTCGTCTCCGATGGCGGTGAAGAGTAGCGGGCAGAGTGTGGATTCCAGTCCAAGAACTCATCGAGAAGGCGCGAAAGCGTCGAACCGCCTACAAATCGGGGCGACGAGAGATCTTGGGTTTTGAGACGAGACGTGGCATGATCGGCTTCGAGAAGCCCGGCGAGCGCAAAGTTGCCCCCAAGCGGAAGCGACCGAAGCCCTCGAGGAGTCTGATCGACCGAACGCCCCTTCGGGCAAAGACGTCGAAATCACGGGTCTGGTAGGGTAGGGCAATGGCACAGCTTCTCATCGACACTCAACCCCTGGTTCTCCAACTCTCAGAGGCGGCAGACGGCAGCGGCAAGATCCGCTTCCAGGGCGAGTTCGGTCGCACCGACAAGCCGACGGCCAACAACCGCTTCTATGGTCCGACGCTGATGGAGCGCGAGCTTCAGCGGCTCAACAAGCCCATCACCGAGAAGAAGGTGTTGGGCGAACTCGATCATCCCGCCGATGGGCGCACGCGCTTGCAGCGTGTCTCCCACGTCATCACCGACCTGCACCTCAACAAGCACAAGGTGATGGGCGAGGCGATTCCCCTCGACACCCCGAACGGTCGCATCCTCAAGGCGCTGGCGAAGGCTGGCGTGGCGGTGGGCGTCTCGAGCCGAGGGTACGGATCCACGAACACGAGGCCCGACGGAGTCGAAGAGGTCGCCGAGGACTTTCGCCTCGACACCTACGATTTCGTCTTTCAGCCCGCTGACGAGACCGCTTACCCCAACGTCTACACGGAGGAGAAGCAGGTCATTCAGTCATTGGAGGACGGCACCATGGAGATGACCATCGAGGTGCTCAAGGAACAGTACCCCGACCTCGTCGAGATGATCGCGGGTGAGGTGCGCGGCAACCTTCTCTCAGAGGAAGCCGACACGGCGAGCGCCGTCACCGAGGCCGTGGCTGAGACCGAGCGGCGCGTCGAGAGGCGCCTGCGTGAGAAGTTCTCGAGCGACGTGCTGAAGCACATGGAGCGTGTGCAGGAGCAGGCGCTCGAGCAGGCGCGCTCCGAGGCCGCGAGCGACCCCCAAGTCGCGGGTGCCATTGGTCTCATGGAGACCATCGCCACCCTCGTCGCCCCCTTCGGCGGGCCGACCGACCAGCGTGATGCCATCGCCGAGCGTGACGAGCGGATCGAAGCGCTCGAGGCGAAACTCGCCGAGCGTGAACTCGAGGTGCAGGCCGCGTCGAACGAGGTGCGGGAGATGAAGGCTCTCGCCCTCGAGAGCGCTCTGGCCCTCTACCTCGAGCAGAAGCTCCGAGGCGAGAGCGACGAGCGCCGCACCGCCGTCATCAACCTCATTGGCGACCTCAAGGCGTTCGATTCACGCGCTGGCGTGGACGCACGTTTCGAGGCCGTCTGCAACGAACTCGACTCGGCGATCCCCGAGCGTGAGGTCGTGGACGAGGACGAGCGGTCGGAGTTCGAGGAGCGCATCTCGACGCTCGAGCAGGCGCAGGCCGAGATGCAGGCGCGGGCCGAGGCGGCAGCGGCAGAGGTCGAGCAGGCCAACGACCGCACACGTCGAGCCCTCGACGCGGCCCAACAGGCGGCGGCGCAAGCCTACGCCGAGGGCATCGCGAAGGGTCACCCTCAGGGTGAGCAACTGCGACGCCTGGCCGAGAGTGCCGGGAGCATCGCTGACGTCGACGCCATCGTCGAGAGTCTGACCGAGGCCACGGACGACGCGGCCGAGGGGATCGGAACGATCGACGAGGACCAGGCAGAGCGCATCCGCCGCCGGCTTTCGCAGGGGCAGGAGCGGTCACTCGAAGAAGACACCCACGGTCGCCGTGAGGAGGCTAGCGGTGGAAACGGACACGACAATTCGGGAGATGATCTCCTCGAGTCCATGGGGCTTGCAGGAGGAGAGTTCGACCGGCTCGCGGGAACAACTCGACAGTAGCCGTGGAGCCAGGAGGGAATAGGATGGAAGCCAGGAGAATGCTGAACGAGGCTGGCTCGCAGAGCATCCGTGACGAGAGCTTCACTGCGCAGCTGGTCAGCAAGTGGGGACGTTTCTTGGAGGGGGTCGAAGACCCCTACACCAAGCGCGTCATGGCGGTTCTCTTCGAGAACCAGTGGCAGGAGTGTTCACGGAACCTCACCGAGGACACTCTGTCGGTCAACGCCGGCGAGTACACCAAGTACATCTTCCCCGTGCTGAGGCGGGTCTTCCCGAACCTCATCGCGCAGGAGCTCGTGTCGGTGCAGCCGATGTCGAGCCCCATCGGGGCGGTGTTCTACTTCGAGTACAAGCACGGGCGGAACAAGGGGCAGACGACCGCCGGGTCGAACCTGCTTCAGAGTTTCGACCGTGATTACTCCTCGGAGTACATCAACGGCGAGCAACTCGCTGTCGGCGACGGCGCCGCCTACGGTGGCGCGGGCACCCCGCTCGCGGTCATCCTCCAGTATGCCCCGGTGCGGCCGCTTGACGCGGACGTGAGCATCCAGTGCATCATCGAGGAGATCGATGCCACGGGCGCCGTGATCCAGACCGCGACCGACGATGGCTCGGGCGGCTTCACGGGCAACGTGACCGCTGGCGCACTCAACTACGAGACGGGTCAGATCACCGGCTTCCTCTTCACGGCGGCGCCGGCGCTGGGCAACATCGTGCGAGCCCGCTACTTCTTCGACTCCGAGGCCAACAAACTCGTCCCCGATGTCTTCATCGACATCGCGCTCGAGCCCATCAAGGCCACGACCCGCAAGCTCAAGGCGCGCTGGTCGAGCGAGGCGTCGGATGACCTCCGCGCCTTCCACGGTGTCGACGCTGAGACCGAGCTCGTGAGCGGCATCTCCCAGGAGATCGGCCTCGAACTCGACCGTGACATCCTCAACGACCTGTTTGTCGCCTCGGCGGGCATCACGAACACCTTCGACTTCACCGTGCCGGCTGGCCTCTCCGAGGTCGACCACATTCGCTCGATCCTGACGCGGATGGGGAACGTGTCGTTCCAGATTCACAAGCAGTCGCGGCGTGCGCCGGCGAACTGGTACGTCACCTCGCCCGAGATCGCGGCGCGGCTCGTCCAACTCCAGACGCACCTCGACTATCGGCCGCCGTGGGTCTCGGGCTCCGACCCGCTTCAGCCCTTCGACGGCACCGTGGTGCCCTCGAGTTACGGCCCGGTCTCGAGCCACTTCGGGATCGTCCGGCTCGGCCCGCTCCAGAACAAGTGGTGGGGCTATCAAGATCCCTACTTCACCTTCAACCAGATGCTTCTGGGGCTGCGCGGCGAGAGCTACCTCGACGCGGGGTACGTCTTCGCGCCCTACGTGCCGCTCCAGATCACGCCGACCTTCCTCGATCCGGAGGACCAGACCTACCGGAAGGGGATGCGTACCCGCTACGCCAAGAAGCTGCTCCGCAACGAGTGGTTCGGGCGCGTGACGGTCACGGGCGGCCTCTGATCGACGACCTCGAGATGGCGGTGGAAGGGTAGGCGGGGGCACTCGCGACCCTTCTGCTCCCCCTCCTGCTCTCCCGCTGCATCTCCAAATGTGAGAAGATGCCTTGGGAGGGCACCATGAAGCAGCGAAAATTCAAGAAGCATCCCCATTTCGTGGGGAAGTACCTCTGCCTCCACGTCGGCGCTGGTGACAAGACCATCAACGACGGCGAGGTTCTCGTCGGAGACAAGTACGCCCCGTTCGTCGCGAGCGGCTACCTCGTGGAGATCAAGGACAAGGAGCCGGCGGCACCCGCTCCGAAGCCAGCACCCGCTCCGAAGCCAGCTCTGAAGCCCGAGCCCGAACCCGAACCCGAACCCGAACCCGAGAAGGCTCCCGAGCCGAAGGTCGAGGAGCCGAAGGCTGAGGAACCCGACCCCGAGCCGAATCGGGACGACGGCGGCACGACCAAGAGCTCCGCGCCGAAGATGGCGAAGGCTCAGAGGAGCGGCGGGAAGAAGAAGCGCGGCAAGAAGTAGGGTACGCTGTAGCAGGAGGTTCGCGCAGTGGACCCGAAGACTCGTGAAGAAGCCCTCGAGTGGGGGCCGATTGAACTCGGGTGCGGCGTGGTCGTCGTTGAGCTCACCGACCAGATGGTCGAGGACGCCTTCGACGACGCCGTGCGCTGGTGGATTTCGCGCCGTGGGATGAGGCGGCACGCCGTCACCCAGACGACGCAAGGCACCCAAATCTACTCGATGCCTGAAGACACCGACGAGGTGCTGGACGTCTGGTTCCCCGGCGTGCAGCTTGACGTCATCGCTGCGATCGAGCCCTACGCCTTCATCGACGTCGACATGCTCCCGGTGGCCTACCAGTCGCTCACGGGCGTCCCTGGTGGGCAGTTCTACGGCACGCTCTCACAGATCATCGCGCACGCAGAGACGGCGCGGCGCATCATCTCAAGCGAGCCCGCGTGGCGGTGGTTCCAGGAGCGCAACGAACTCCACATCTTCCCTCGCCAGCACGTCTCGGGCGTGGCCATCGTGCGGTACATCTCCAACATCCTCCGGACCGAGGACCCGACGCCCCCGGAGACGACGCCGCGCAACGACTTTCGTCATCTCCGCTTCCGCGACCGTGACCTCATCCTTCGCTACTTCATGGCGACGCTGAAGCAGAAACTCGGGCGCATTCGGTCGAAGTTCCAGAGCTTGCCAGGGGCCGGCGGCGAGAAGACCCTCGACGGGCAGGACCTCCTTTCGGAAGCGAAAGAGGAGCTTCGCGAGCTCACCGAGGAGATTCAGGGGCTCTCTGACGGGGTTCCCTTCTTAACGGGGTGACGGTTATGTGGGTGCCCATCTCAGTGTTGCTCGAGCAGGAGAAGGCGAAGAAGGTGCCCAGCACCGTCAAGCACTGCGTCGTGGCGGTGATGAAGAAGGGGAAGAAGGTGCGTGACGCCTGGAACATCTGCCGAGCTTCGCTGACGCGCCAAGGCTATCTCAAGCCCCCGTACAAGGTCAGCGGCAAGGTCGATGATCTGCGGATGACGCAGAAGGGCGTGCGGCGCGCGATGAAGCACTCGATGGAGCGAGACGGCCCGAAGAAGAACCAAGAGTTCGCTCGGGCCTTCCGCAAGATCGAGCCCAAGGTGTGAGGTGGATGATGTTCAAGAACTACAACGAGCTCATCGAGGCAACGCTCGAGGGCGGCAACATGCCCGAGAAGGAGGTCGCCAAGCGCTACGGCAGCATCACGGTCGAGTCGGCCGCTCCTTCGATGTACCAGTCGTGGCTTGTGAAGGTTCACGACGCCATCTCCGATGCGTACCCGAACCTTAGCCAGTGGGAGACGACGCCTGCCGAGAAGGCCACGACGCAGGCTCTCCGCAAGGTGCTGGTCGTCATCAAGCGAACGCTGGGAAGGTAGGGCTAGTGATGGGTTGGGTGAACATCAACGAGGTGGCCCTCCAAGGCAAGACGGGGGAGTACGTCGTTCCGGGTCCGACCAAGAAGGGGATGCCGAAGAAGCGGCGCTCGAGGGGCCTCGCGAAGCCTCCGAAGGGAGGGTTCGCCCCGAAGGACACTCCTCAGGAGCCGAAGCCGAAGGGCTCGAAGTCGCAGAAGGAGATTCGGAGTTACCCGGACCATGCCGACATGCTCGACGTCAAGCCCATCAGTATCATGGGCCTGAAGGTGCCGGCCACCAAGCTCCGCATCCCGTACTTCGACGTCTCGAAGAACAGGCGGTTCATCAAGGGCGTCGATTGGGCGCTCGAGAAGTTGACGGTGGCCCCGAAGCAGGAGCTCTTGAGGCAGGAGAAGAACGCTGCGGCGAACCTCTCGAAGTACATGGGCGCGAAAATTTCTGACGTCGCTCGGGTCAACAAGCTCATGCCCGTCCAGATGGTTCGTGTTCAGTCGCCGCTTCACATCGTGATCGACAAGATGCACGACATCGCGAAGCGGAAGGGCGGCGGCAGTGCTCGAGCCCTCAAGCAGAGCGGTGATCCTTTCTGGTACGGGGTGATGCGGCTCGGCGAGGTCATGTCCGAGGTGGCCCCGTGGGATGCGATGTACCAGTGGGAGTTCAGCGAGGCTAGGCGGCTTTGGAAGAAGTACGCCGACCTCGAGCTCAAAGACGACGGCAAGCTCCGTCTGCCGTGGTCGAACCCGAAGACCGAGGCGCGAGCAGAGACCTTTCACGGCAAGGATGGGAAGTTCTGCTCGAAGCACAAGGCGAAGACCATCACCAAGAATGGTGAGCGCTTCAAGCCGGTGACCCAGCTTCGGCGCATCAAGGGCGTGAAGACGCGCTCGAAGAGGGCGAAAAAGGACGAGTAGGAGGTCGGGTGGCGAAGTATTGCAAGACGGGCGCTGATCAGGTCGGTGCTGTCTTCCCGAAGTATTGCAACGGGCAGACGTGCGGCAACGAGCGGTCTTTCTGGGATTCAGTGGCGCAGGAGTCGGCCCGCCTCTCGGGGCTCATTATCGCCCTCTACTCTCTCCGTCGAGCAGCAAACCGTCACCCGCTCTACAAGGAGGCCAGCGTCGACGGGAAGGATTGGGAGTTCTCTGGTCCATGGGAGATGCCGGGGTCGATTGAATTCCAGCGCTCCGACAACATCAACCCTGAGGCCACTGAGGTCGGCATTCGCACCGCCTCCGAGGCGCGCATCTGGATCGCTCGCCGTGAGTTCGAACTCGTCGAAGCTCCGTCGCCGAAGGAGGGCGACGTCGTGCAATTCTGGGGCGACCCTCCGTTCGGGCCGAAGAAGTCGGCGACCTATTGGGACGTGGTGAAGGCGACGGCTGACGGTGAGTATTGGTCCACCAACGAGTTCACCATGTACCGCATGGAACTGAGGAGGAAGGGCAAGTTCCTTCCCGTCAGAAAGATCGAGAACACGCGATGACTCTCCACGACGAGCTCCGTGAAGCGGCGACCGTCGAGGTGGTGCTCGGCATCGGGCAGAACGTCATCGTGAAGACCAAGGCTGGCGCCGAGGTCACCAGGGGCACCATCATCGGCATCGAGGCCGACATGAAGGTCGTGCGCGTCGCCGACGTCGAGGCTGGCGCTGACGTCCAGATCGACGTGGACTGCGACCGCTACGACATCGAGGTGCTCCCTCTCAAGCCACCGACGCCGCTGAAGCCAGGGGAGCGTGCAGCGTTCACTCGAGTCGGCCGCGCCTGGTTCTGGAGGTGGACATGAACCAGACACGCGCAGTGATGTTCCGAGCTCAGGGCTACGCTTTCGTCTGCTCCCTCTGCGAGAAACTGCATCGAGCCCATGACGTCGGCTACACCAAGGGCTGCGAGGCGGCGATGCAGGGCAAGGACTGTGCTGGCCCGATCGCTGGCGGCGACTTCCCTTTGTACGAGGGGCCTCTTACCAGGCACGCCCTCGCCTCAATGTGCTACCGCTGCGGCGCCGAGGCGGTGAAGGGCGTTCAGCCCGCTGACGGGGGCAAGGTCATCGGAGCTTGCGCGGAGCACTTCGAGCACATCCGCCCCCAGAGCGGCAAGGCCCTGGTCACCAAGAAGCGCGTTGGAGGTCGCTGATGTTCACCATCTCGGCGATGCCCAAGAACAAGGACGTCACGCGGCTCATGGAGCAGTGGGACCAGCGCATCGCGGCGATCGTCCAGGCGATGCCGCAACTGGTCGCGAAGCGCTTCCTCGACCTCCTCTCGAGCAAGGCTCCCACCGATGTCGAGGGCTACCCCGACATGCTCAAGGTGAAGAGCATCGCGGGGGTCAAGGATTGGCAGATAGTGGGTGTCATTCCGCCAGGTTGGGCATTTTCCCAACGACTCCGCTCAGTTGACGTAGCTCGGACTGTACTGTATGTTCGTCCGAGAACGGCAGGTGGAGAGGTTGTGTCGGAGGCGGCCGTCGTGCTCTCACGTCGCAACCCGTGGACGATGGACACCCTACCCTACGAACCCAACCGCCGAGAGGCGTCGATTCTCTCGAGGCGCGTCACCGAGCGTGAGGCCCAGCCGATCGAGTCGGCGCGTCGCCGTGAACTCGACGACGTGAAAGCGGAGCTCCGTGACCTCGGTGTGCAGATGAGGCCGAAGGGGAAGGTGCTGCTCTCGAGGCGCGTCTCTCGAGACATCGCTTTCGAGATTCTGAGGCGTGAGTTCGGGTATCCACCGACCCCTGGTGTGGCGCACTGGCGCCCTGCGATTCACATGCTGCCGAAGCTGTCGGAGCGTGAGTTCAAGCAACTCTTCGGGTGGTTCGCGAACCCTGGTGATTCACAGTACACTAGCGTCGGTGCGCTCGAGGTGGAGAAGCCCTCCGTCATGAAACGGGTGCAGAAGTTCCAAGACCTCGTGGCTTCATGAGGTCGGGGAGGAAAGATGAACATCGAACAGGTCAACAGGACGCTCGACAGGGCTCTCCTTGGCTTCCACGAGGACACCGAAGAGGCCCTGATGTCGGTGGTGCTCGACGAGGACGACGACGAGCAGGAAGAGGTCGTCGAGGCCAGCGACAAGCTCTGCAAGAGCGAGAAGAAGGCCAGCGGCAAGGGCGACGACGACGAGGGCGACGACGACGAGGGCGAGGAGCAGGATGAAGCTCTCGAGGCCACGTCTTCAGCGACTGAGGAGTACACGGGAGTGGGCGGCACCGATCCCGTGGACCACTCGCCTACGGGCGACGCCGAGACGGGCGACGTGGGTGGCGTCGACAACTACTCTCACGAGATGGAGGCGTTCCTCAGTTTCATCGTGGGCATCGTTGACGACTGCGCGGGCATCGGCGGCTACGACTACGACGCCGTGATGAACGGGCTCGAGGCGCTGACGCAGGAGATGGCCAAGGCCGGGGAGATTCCTCCGATGCCGAACCCAGAGGTCGCGAGCGCCGAAGAGCTCTCGGGCTGGTGCCTCGCGGCGACCACGGCTGGCCTCGCAGGGCGCCTCGCCGAGTACATGAAGGCTTACGGCGCGTCGGAGTAGGACCTTGTCGGAGTCGGATGGGCGAACAGGGCAGGTCTTCCTCGAGGACTTCGACATCGGATGTGTCGAGTCGGTTGGGGCTGAGATCATCGAAATCGAGCTCGACGGGGAGTTCGCGCCCGAGTACGCCATCCGCTTCGACGGCGTGACAGGCCCCATCGAGAACCCTCCCGGCTACTCAGGCATGGTGCCCGTCATCATGCAGGAGCCCGAAGACGTGTTCCAGAAGGGCTACCTGCCTCACGTCGTCATCTCGAGGAGCGACATCACCCCTGACCTCATCCGCTGGTTTCCAGGTGGTCACGAGTACCGAATCCCGGCCTCGCCGGCGGTGATGGTCACAAGCCCCACGACGGGAGCAACAGGCCCTTCGCTGGTCGAGATCAAGCCCTGGACGCTCCCGTTCAACATCCAATACGACCTGCACCTGCGCGCGAAGCGGCGTTTTGACGTCGACCGCATGTTCCGCCAGGTGGTGAAGCGTCTCGGCGGCTTCCCTTACGGTCAGGTGTTCGTCAAGGATTCTGAGGGCGATCTCCGTGGCTATCACGCCTTCCTCGAGACCGTCTCGAAACTCGACGAGGTGGTGGAGATCGGCGACAGAACGCTCGGTCACACCCTCTCAGTGCGCGTCGAGGCCGAGCTCGACTTTGCTGATCCGCATCTCGTGAAAACGGCAACGGGAGTTGACTTCTCGGTGTTTGTGCGAGACGGATCGATTGGAGGTGCCTGATGGCGATGCCGCTGTGGCGACACATCTATCCGATGACGACGACCGTGAACATCCCAGGCAAAGGGCCAACGGCTCTTCGGCCTCAGGAGGAGTTCCGAGCTCCTCGAGCGGTGGTCAAGCACCTCATCAAGATCAAGCGCGTGGTGGGACCGCTCTCTGAGCCCCCGCCCGAGCCCAAGGCTGAGGAGCCGAAGGTCGAGGCGCCCCCGGCGCCGCTTCCACCCCCTCAGTCTCCGAAGAAGGAAGAGCCCGCACCGTCGGTCAAGGAAGCGGAACCTCACGGGGATGCGAATGACGAGGCGGATGTGGTAGCATCAGAATCGAGCTCCGCGACCACGGAGCCAGCAGAAGAGACGGGCACCCAAGAAAGTCGCACCGATGACGGTGAGGACAAGGAGAAGGAGACCAAGCCCAGGAGAAACAAAAAGTCGAAGAGGTCGCGGTCGTAGAGACCCCCTGACATCAGGGGAAGTGGAGGTTATGGACCATGGCGGAACGACTGCATCCTGGCGTGTACGTCGAGGAGCGGCGCGGCGGCCTCGCACCGATTCAGGGCGTCAGCACGAGCAACATGGGCATCGTCGGCTTCACGACGAAAGGCCCCGTGAACGAGGCCACCCTCGTCACGAGTTTCACCCAATTCAAGAGCACCTTCGGTGATTTCACGGGCGATTCTCAGGTGCCGACCCACGTCTTCGCCTTCTACTCCAACGGAGGTCGGCGGTCCTATGTCGTGCGTGTGGTTGGTGCTGGCGCGACCGACGCAGATGGTGACATCGAGAATGACGTCACCGAAGAGGTGGTCGACAACACGCCCAACGGCTCCTTGGTTGCCTTCGGCGGCACCCTGAGCAACCTGCCAGTCGTGGCGGGTTCGGTGGCGCTGAAGTTCAACGTCGCGCCGGCTGGCACGGGCGCGGTGCTCAACCCGACGATCGGTGGTGTGGCGCCGAACATGACGCTCACCCTCGACGACGCCGTGTTCGACCCGAACATGGTGGGGCAGACGCTCACCCTCGCCAACTGCACGTCGCTGGCGAACGACGGCTCCTATCCCATCACGGCAGTCAGCACCGACCTGAAGACCATCACCTACACCAACGCGGCTGGCGTGGTCGAGCCCCTGGCGAACCCCGCCGGAACGTGGGCGGTCGCGGCGACGGGCGAGGCGAGTGACCTCTCCCCCGTCCCCGCTGGTGTGGAGACGGACTTCACGGGCA